AAGCGCGGGGATCGAGTTTCACGCCGGTTTCGTTCTCGAATTTCTTGATGTCGCGCTGATCGCCAGAGCCGGCCAACTTGGCGCGCGCCTGCAAGTAATCCTCATTCCCCTGCAGTTGCCGGATCATCAGATCAGCACCGGCCGGTGACAATTCCTCGTGCGGGTTGGCGCTCACGGCCATTGCCTGTCGGGCATCGGAAGGCGCACCGGCGCCTTGCGCCTGCGCGAGCTGCGCGGCCAGCTTGTTGAATGATTCCTTGGCCGATTGGCCTTCGACATTGATCCCCGGCATCCCCAACGAGATAGCGACATTGCGCAGGTTGCCGGTGATCTTGGACAGCGCGCCGGTGGAGAATTGCGTGGTGTCGCCGAGCATGTTGCCAAGGATCGAGGATCGATCGCGCGAGGCGACGGCACGGTTGCTGATGTCTTGAAAGGTCGCGGCGTTGTTGGCGGCGTCGGCTTTCTGTTGCTCGATGTCGGCGGGGCTTGGTCCGGTGCCCACGGAGGTTGCCGGCGTAGCGGGAGCCGCTGGCGCAGCGGGAGCCGCTGCCGGTTGGGCGCTTGGCTGGCCGCCGGGCGCGGGTGCCGGTTGGGCATTTGGCGCCGGTTGACCACCGGCCGCGGGCTTCGGCCGCAGACTGGCCGGCACACCCCCGCCTTGGCCGGGTGGCGTGGTGGGCAATATCGGAATCAGATCGCCGGCCTTCATCGGGAACGTGCGGCCCCAATTCGGGTTGGGTGTTTTGCCATCTTCTAAAAACTGCGGATACGGCACCTGAACGATGGTGTTGCGTTGCTCCGGTGACATGCCTTGGTAGGGGCCGGTGCCGGTAGGCTGCGCCTGTGTGACGGCGCCGGACTGCAGGCTTTGCGATGTGCCGATGATGTTGCCGTTGGCGTCCGTCGTGGTGCCCTTGGCGCCATAGATCGCCGGCTGTTGCATCCCCGGCGGCAGCAAGGAAATCCGGTTGCGCTCCATCTGTGTGCGAAGCTGCGCCGGATCGGATGGCATGTTCAGCAGTGCCCGGTGCGCCTGTTCCTGCGTCAGCGCCCCGCTTGCCACCAGCTTTTGCGTGCCGGCCACCACCGCATCGTGCAACTGATCGTCCGGTGCATTGAGCGCCGATGACATCGCATCGGTGAGCATCTGATTCCGTGCGGTGCCTTGCGTCTGCACCGCACCGGATAGCGCCGTCGATCCGGTGAGCCCCTTCATCATGCCCATTGCCGCCAGCGGGTTTTGCGCGGCGATGGCGCTGGCTTTCTGGTAGTCCGTCACCCCATCCGGCCCGGTGGATTGCTGTAGCGCCTCGCCCCACGCTTTCTGCGACTGCAAATCCTGCACGCCGTAAATCTTGCCCGCGGTATCCGCCGCGGCACCATACGCGCCCAGCACGTTCACCTGTGCCGGGTTGGCAATCGCGCCAAGCACGGAACTCGATCGCCCCGACGATTGCAGCAGGTTTTCCAGATCAGCCATCGATCATTCACCCATATTTCGTAATGTCGGCTTGCTGATTGGCCGCCGTATAGCCGCCGGTGCCACCGGATTTGTTGCCCAAATACGATTGCAGCGCGTTGTAGCCGAGATAGCTGTTCACCCCGCCGGTCACGGAGTTGCCCACGCCAGCCGTCCCGGCGGCCTGTGACAACCCTTGCTGATTGAGATAGTTGCCCTGGTTGCCGGCTAGGGTGGCGCCGACCGTGCCGGTCTGTGCCCCTGCATTCGAGCCAAGCGACGCCAACCCCTGCGCCCGCTGATACTGATTCTGCACATTGCCCTGGTAGGCTTGGTTCAAGCCCAACACATCCGAGAACGCCGTCTGCGCCTCGTTGAATCGGTTGCTGTATGTGCTGTCAGCCAGCCCCGTCGCATAGGCCGCGGCCCCTTTGAGCGCGGCGCCCGCTACCCCCAAGCCACGCGCTGCAGCCGCGCTTTGCGTCGCCTTCAAACCTTGCGTGCGGGTGAATTGATAGCCCGGCGTGGCTTCCAGATCGGCCTGTGTGAATACGCTGTCCGGCCTGATCTTTGCCGCCTGATCGATATAATTCGGGCCACCCGCATTCGGCCCGCTGGTGGCCAAACTTTCGAGCGTCGGCAGCGCGGTATAGCCGGCCTGCGTGTAGGGCAGCAGATCGGACCGCGTTTGCTGATACTGCTTCTCTTGCGCATCGGCCGCCTGCTTGGCGCCCTTTGCCGCTTGGCCGCCACCGATGATCGATCCGGCCGCGCTGACAGCGGCACCCGCGGCGATACCCCAAGGCATTGCCTAGCACTCCAATTCTAGCTGATGTTCCGCCTCAATCTCCGGCTCGGCGGCGTCCGTTGCGTGTATGCACAGGATCAGCGTGTCCGGTGCCAGCGTTTCAAACCGATGCAGCGCGCCGGCCTCGATCCTGATCGCATCGGGTGCCCAGAAGTCGCCGACCAGCCGATCATCGCGCCACACCCGCACCCCGCCAGCGGCGAGGTAACTTAGGTGCGCCCATCGGTGCCGATGCTGCGGAATGATCGTTCCGGCGTCCGGCGTGCGCATTTCGCGCAGGTAAATCCCGGCATACAGATACAGCTCGCCGGTCGGCTGATTGGCCGCGCGCTTCATTCGACGCGCATCGAGACAATGAGCGTCACCCGATCCGTCTCCCCGTCGTTGACCGTCGAGTGCGTTTCGAGGTTGTTGAACAGCCACACGTCGCCCGTGTTCATCACCACCCGCTCATTGCCGCATGTGCTCACACACCGATCGTTGGACAGGATCGGCGCGTATGCCTTGGTGGCGAAAAACTCGGGGTGCCAGCGGCCCCGGTCATCGTGTGGCGCCACCAGCCCGCCGGCCGGGACGCGCGTGATCAGGACGCCGCCGAGCTGCACCGCCTCGACGCGCCGCATGATGTCAAACACCAGCGGCCGCACATGCGGCAGCGCGTGCCATGCCGGATAGAACACCGGCGTAAACGGCTCGGCGAAGGCGTCACGCGACGTTAGCTCGGCCGGCTCGCGAAACCGCAGCCATATGTCATCCGTGCCGTCAAACCAGCCGCCGCCCGCGGTGCGCGCCGGCCGTTCATTCCACAGGGCCGGCTGGCGATACAGATCGAGCTGCACCGGCAGCACGTCCACCCCCTGCGCGATCTGCTGAAAGTGTCTCATGGCACGCACTTGATCACGTTGCCGGCGCCAGCGTCGCGCCAGATCGCCCCCGATGTGGCCGGGGCTGCGGTCGGCAGGCCGTTCAGCACCACAAGCCCGCGGTGTCCGGTGCCGTTGCCGGCGCCCGTCGTAAGCGTAATGTCGCCGCCGTTGCCGTTGGTCGCATGAGAGGCGCCCGAAACCAGATCGACCGCCCCGCCGTTGCCGGTGGCACCCGTGCCGGAATCGCCGGCGCCGAATTGCATCCGACCGCCAGCGCCGGTGCCGCTACCCTGCCCGCCGCTGAAAATCAGGCTACCGCCCGCGCCGTTCCCGCTGGCCACCAAACCGCCGGTGTAATACAGCCCGCCCGCGTCGGCGCCGTTCGCGTTCCCGGTGAGCATCAGGATATTGCCCGATGCCCCGGTGGCGCTGGTGCCCGTGCTCATGTTCACGTCGCCACTGGTGCCATTTGCGCCGCCGGTCCCTACGCCGGCCGCGCCCGAGTTGCCGGCAGCCTCGCCGGAAAAGATGAAGGCGTCCCCGGTGTTGCCGGCATTGATGGCGGGATAGAGCGGGCCGCTTTGCACCCAAACGGTGCCGCTGATCCCGGCGCCCTCCCCTGTGAGCACGTTGATCCCGCCGCCATCGGTGTCGCCTGCGCCGGCAAGGATAGTGATCGCGCCGCCGGTGCTGCGGCTATCGCCACCTTGGACAACCACGGCGCCGCCATCACCCGATGCGGAACCCCCGCTGCCGCCAAGAAGCTGAACCTCACCGCCGACGCCGGTCGCGCCACCTGCGCCGCCATAGACAAACGATCCGCCACCGGCGCCGACACCATCGCCGTTACCTGCCTGCAAATACACCTCGCGTCCGGCTGCACCACTGCCACCGATCGCATCGAGCGGGTTGGTTGCCACCAGATCGAGCCATTGCACCGAATAGCGATAAAGCTGGCCAAGCTGGATCGCCGTCGTGGCACCGCCCTCGACAATCGGCACAAGCTCGGTGCCTAGCGCTGGCATACTCGCATTGAATGCCGGTAGCCGGCTGATTTTCAGCCCAGCCGTGCCAGATTCCAGCAGCACGCCGGGATTGGCCGCAATCGCCGTGGTGTTCTCAGAAATGCCGTGTGCGAAATCGGTGTCAGCGTTGATCCGTGCGAGTTGTTCGGCGGCAATCGCCGTAGCGCGTGCCGCTGCCTCGTTGCTGATCGCCGTGCCCAGCGCGGCATCCGCGGCGATCCGGTTGGCCGTTTCGGTGGTCAGCCCCGTGTTGATGGTGCCGGTCGAGGCGCCGGGCGCCCCGCCGGTGCGCGCCTGCAGGGCCAGGAAAAATCCGCGCCACACCGTCGTTACGTTGCCGTCGCTGTCCACGATCGGTGCGGCCGGCACGCTCGCCGAAAGCGGATTGATCGCCATCAGTAGCCGCACGCCACGTATTTGACCGGGCCGGACACCGGCACGGCGAAATTGTCCTGCAGGTTCCCGGTGACGCGGCTGGCCGACACCAGCGTAAACGAGATGAAAACGGACGGGTCAATCACCGGGTCGATCGGATAAACTTTCAGATCGACGCAGGCGGTCGGGAAAGCCGGCGAAAAGGTGATGTCGAAAGCCGGCGATACGGTCGAGAACTCACCCACCCGCACGCTGCCGGCGGCATTGGTCGGCAGCAGGCCAAGCGCTGTATTGATGGTATCAATCTCGCCCTGCAGCGTGGCATCGCCGGCGATCCGGGCTGCCGTCTCGGCCGCAATAGCAGCATTGATGGTGGTTTCGGCGTTGGCGAGGTTGGTCGCCTGCGTGTCGATATTGGTTTGCAGCGTCGTGTCGGCTGCCGCGCGTAGCGTCGCCTCCGCGGCAACCGACGCATCGATCAGCGCTTGGATGCCGAGCGCTACCACGGCATCGGCGATCGTCGCCGCCTGCACCACCGGCAGCATCGCCGCCGACACCACGGAGGATGTGACCGCATCCCATACCAGATTGCCGAGCGCATCGCGCAGCACGAGCCTATAAGCCCCATCGCCGTACAGTGTGCAGCGCCCGGCACTGTCGAGAATGAGCGGGTTGGTGTTCAGATGCCCGCCGCCGCCCGCCGGATCGTTCCATGTGGCTTTCGGCGTGCTACCGCCCGGAACGTATGTCTCAATCGTCCCGGCCGCATACGGCAGGCCGTTGGCATCGCAGAATTGGAGCTCCGGGCTCGGCAGCAGAATGACGGTCATTGCCTAATGCCCTGTCGCGAGCCAGAAAAACACCACGCCCGATGCCGGCGTGCGCGAACCAAAGATCGATCCCCACACGTCGATCCCGGTGGTGGTTTGATTGGCCACGTTGAACGCGCCGGACCACACCCCTACCGCGAGCCCCGTCACCACAAAGCTGTCGCAGGCTGTTGCGAACGGCGTTGGGAATGTGATGTGGCAATGCCCGCTGGCATCGAGCGACGCACTACCGCCCTGCACATTGCCGGGTGAGGCTGGCGGGGGCAGGCCGGCGATCAATGCCCCTAGCGCCGCCTCCGCGGCTTCTGCGCGGGCTATCTCGGCATCGAGCGCCGCCTGTAGCGCAGCGTCGGCTGACGCCCTCGCGGTGGCCTCCGCGCTGTCTGCGGCCGCGCGTGCCAGTGCCTCCGCCTCGATCGCGTCCGTGATGCCCATCGCCTGCCGCGCGGTCGCGAGGTCAGCCGCGCCAACCACCGGGACCATGCAGGCGCTCACATAGGTAAAGCTCGGCTGATCCCACACCAGATTGCCGAGCGCATCGCGCAGCACCGTCCGATAGGCCCCATCCCCATAGATCAGCGCCCGGCCGGCACTGTCGAGGGTAAGCGGGTTGGTGTTCAGATGGGCGTCGCCGCCGAGCGGGCTGTTCCACGTATCTTTGGGCGTGGTTGTGTTCTGTTCGTAAAATTCAAGCGTGCCGCCGGCATAGGGGGCACCGATGGCATCGCAGAACTGCAATTCAGCAGGCGGCAGCAGCACTTTGACTACTCCGGTCAGGGGGAAATCCGGCGGGATCAGCAGTCCGCCGATCAGGGCAAAGCTGGTGAAGCTCGATGGCGTGCCGGACACCGCGACGGGCGCCCCGGTGCCGGCTGTATAGGCACAGCGCAGCAGGATCAGCCCGCTTGTGTCATCCGACATCACCGAACTGATGCTGCCCAACCCGGACAGCGCCTCGGTGGCCAGCGCGCCGGTGCTGGTGTTCACGGTGTCGAACGCGCCGGATGGCAGGAAGCCGGCCCGGCTGCGTCCGACGTGATAGCCGGGCAGTGCCGCACCTGATGCGCCAAGCGGGGTTTTCCAGATCACCGCCGCGGTCGCCGCATTCACCTTGGCGATGTAGCGCGCGCTGCCGCCACCGGCCCCCGTCACGTCCAACAGCACATTGCCGTCCGTGCTGTCATAGCCGATCGAGTTAGCTTGCAGCGTAGCCCACGCGGCATCGATCGAGGCGGCGGCGATAGTGCCAATGGTGGCGCTGGTAATGTGCGTGTTGGCGGTCGGCCACGTTGCGGGGTTGTATGTCTCGGCCCCCGGCGCAATCGTCACCTTGTAAAGCGGGATCGTCGCCGATTGGCCGTTGATCGCGCCTTCCCACGTCAGAAACGCCGAGCCGCCGGCTGCGCCGGATGCGCCGCGGCACATGATGGCGCGATTGAGAGTGCAGCCCGACACCACCGCGGCATAAAAACCAGCGTGCGCCATCGTATCGGTGCGGATTGCTGCCACATGGCCGGACAGCTCACTTTCCTTCACCAGCGCATAGCCGACGCCGTTGCATTCGACGCCAACCAGTGCTTGTCCGGCCCATACGCTTGTCGGGTAGGCTGGGAACGCCGTGCTTATGCCAAAACTGGCAAGCTGCGTGAGTGTCGCAGCGTCATACAGCGCGATCGGCGAGCCGTTAGCAGCCGCGGTATTGGTCTGCAGAACAAGGTTTCCGGTGACGGGATCGGCGTCTGCGGCCCATGTTTCCAGCGGCAGGGCCGCCGATAGGATCGGCGATTGCGTGGTCAGCGAGACATCATAACTGCGGATCGATGAAGCGTTAGAGCGCCAGAGATAGATTTTACTGCGCGGCCAGTCTACGATGGCGCCGGTCGGCGAGCCAAGTCCGTCGCTCGGCACCACGAGTTGCGCGATTTGCGCCGTCATTAGCTTTGCGCCGGTGTAGCGTCCACCCACGCGCCGAGCAGCGCCGTGGCGTAGGGTGTAGACCACGAAATTTCAAACACCCGATCACGGGCATACCCTAAGCGCTGCCATTGCAGCGAGCGCAGATAGCTTCCTGAACCGCCAAGGTCATTCAATACGGGGCTGCCATAGGTGTGGCCTCGATCGTCGCTCCATCGAAGCGAGATTTGCGGCGCATTGATACCGAGCGGCGGAATGCCCCCGGTCGGATCGTAGCCGCCGGTCCCGGTTTCCATATCGGCGAGGAATTGCCGCCAGAACACCCGCTTGCCATCGTTCAGCATGTGCGGATAGCCGCGCACCCGCTTGATCGGGCTGCCGTTGTCGGTGCCGATCGCATTATCAAGAAAATAAACGTTGCCGTTCTGCCAGTCGCCGACGAATACCGATCCGCTCACGTTGTAGGCGCACATACCCCTGTGCCGATGCTCGACGCCATTGGTGTCGATCCACAGCCACTCATGCCACAAGCCCGTCGTGATGTCGTAACACCATGTCACGTCCTGCGTTGGGAACGTGAGCACGTAAAACTGATGCCCGCCGAGTTGATACGTCCACCCGATCGCGTCATCGATACGACTGTATCGCGTAAATTCGGCCTCGATGGCATAGGTCGAAACCCGCTTCGCCTCATAGCCGGCGCCGGATACCACGATGCCCTGCCCGTTCCGGTCGCGCGACAGCCATAGCACCGCGTTGTCAACCTCACACGGCGAGAACTTGGCCGCGCAGCCGTGCGGGATCAAAACGTTGGGCACGATCGCCCACGGGAAATCAGCCGCGCCCGTATCGTTCCACACCTCACTAGATCGCTCGCCGAGCAGCCAAATCTCGCGCTTAGCCACGACGGCGACAACGAGGTTGTCCGCAGTCGCCTCCTTGTTCGCAAACCACAAGGGATCGAATGTCGTGTTCAAACTGTCGGAAATGTAAAACTGCGGCGTGTTCGGCCGGTTGAACACGAAATACGTGTCCGCATAATCAACCCGCGTGCCGCCGGTGAACACTGCGCCGGGATCGATGATCTGCGAAAAGCTGCCGGATGCGAGATTGACTTTCCAACCGCTCGATGTGCCGTCCACAATGACCAGATCGAGCCCGTTATCGGTCATGCTCACCGGGCCGTGCAGCCCCGGCGTGATCGAGCCGATCGAGGATGACGGCGCGGACAGGCTGTAGACGGATGATCCCGAGACGCAATAGGTGACACCGTTGGATGCCTGCCGGATCGCCCGGATCGGCCCGCTTCCCACAGTGCCCCACAGCGCCAGCCCCGGCGTCGGATAGTGCGCCATCTGTGCCGGCTCGCCCTGCGCGCCCGGGATCGGCTCGCCGAACAGGTTGACGCTGCGCTGTGCACTCGCAATCACGCTGCGCGCGGTGTAGGCGCCGGCATTGAGCGCGATACGGCTCATGCGGCGAACAGAAAGCCGGAGGCTGGCGGCGTGGCGCCCCCTGTGCCGATACGTATCAATTGCGCAGCGGAGGCTAACGCTACTGAACCGGAACTAGCCGTCCAAGTCGCGGAAAACGTGCCGGTGGGCGATGCTGCAGGGAGCACCCAACCGAACCGCAAACCGGGGCCAGATGGATTTATGACCTCATCGGTTAATCCAGCGGTGACTGCCGACCAAGTTCCGGCGATCGTTGTGCTTGAGCCGAAAACCACCAGGAGCAAGTCATTCGCCCCGGCTGGCGTCTGTGTCGTGGTGGTGGTGGTTGGATTGGATGTAGCGGTTGCCGTCGTGACGGCGATCTGATCCTGATTGACTCCACCCGAACCAACCCCGGTTTGGCGGATCAGCGCCACCGCCCATGCCTTGAAGCTGCCGGCACTAAACGTGAAAACCGGCGCGGTTGTGTCGCCTGTCAGCCAGGGGTGTGTATAGATAATTGCGCCTAGTTGGGATGATTGTTGCGTATAGCCAGACGGGGGCGATGTGACCGTATCAGGTCCACTCGCGGCGAACACCACAAGGTCATTGTTTTGCACATTCAGCCGATCGAGTAACAGCGTGACGGTCGAAGTGTTCAGTTCATCGTTGCAGAAGCCGCAGACGGTTGGCTGTGCCGAGGCAAGCGTTGCCGCCGCTGCGCCGGAAGCCTTCACGACGATTGACATGCCAAAGAACAAATTAGCCTTGGCGCCGGTCACGGTCGCATCAAACGTGCCGGTTGGCGTGCCATCGGTCAGCACCTTGTCGGCCATGCGCAAAGCCGGGCCGACCGCTGTATTGACTTGCGCAGTCAGTCCGCTCGGCAGGGCGATTGTCGTTCCGGCCGAGCCGCCCTCAGAGAAGATACACAGCAGCCGTGAATTATTGTAATTCGGATTTAGCGATGGCGCGCGACACAGCAACGGAAGGATCGCGAAAGTGCCACCGCTGCCGGCGAACCGGGGGTTAGCGGCGAAGCAATCTATGGGGGTGGTGGTATCCGCTCCGCTATAGGTAATGGCAACCGACTCCCACCAATTCGTCGCCGTCGAGGTGCAGGTAATGCCGGTACTTGGATCGCCGCCTTGAAAGGCGCGATAGCAAACCACCGACGAACCGAAATTATAGAGCACGGTCCACCCGGTCGGCGGCGTCATCGTTGGCACCGTGCCGGTGTTGTAGTTCGTCATCGTTTGAAAATACGCAATGAACGTCACATCGCCGGTGGTGGTGCCGGCCGGCAGGCTGATCGTGCCGGTGGTTGCGTTGGCACTGGCGCCGGTCGAGGTCGCGCGAACCGAGATTGCCACTAGACGCTGAACCCGTGATTGACCGCGGCAACCGCCCAGTGGGTGCCGTCTACACAGATCAGTTGCAGCAGATCGCGCGCGTTTGCCGTGGCGGTGGCGGTAAAGCTGGTGATGTCGAGCCCGAAGGCAAAGGTGCTATCGAGGGTGACGGTGTGCGCGGTGGCGCCTTGCTTGATTTCCAGCCGCAAATGTTGGCCCTGGTAGCCGGGCGAGCAGGTGAGCGTGGTGTTCACCGTGCCCATATTGACGATCGCGCTTTGGATGCCGGCCGGGTTGATCGTGCCGGTGGCGGTGGCGTTGATGGTGCCCTGCGTGTCGGCGCTGATCGTGCCGGAATTGAGCGCAATGCCGTTGCCAAGCGTCGATACCGTGCCGGCATTCCAGATATTCGTATCGATCGGCGTTGCCCACGCGCCGTCACCGCGCCAGAACGTTGTGGAACTGGCTGATGTGCCGCTGTTCAGATGCGACACCCCGAGATTGCCGGTCACGTCCGCGGCGAGGTCAACCGCGCTCCATGTCGGATTGCCGGCCGCGGCACCGTGCAGCAACGTGGTGGACGTGCCGAGCGAGGCGACAACGCCGGGCGCCACGCCTGCACCGCCACCCACGACAAGCGCGTGGTTGGTGAGCAGGACAGAACTCGCGAGGGTGCCTGTCGCCGTGTAGGCCAGCACGCCGCCCGATGTGCCCGCACCTAGCCCGGTGCCGCCCTGCGCCACCGCAAGCGTGCCGCTGTTGATGTTGGTCGCGTTGGTGGTGTCCGTGGTGGCGGATGTGGCCAAGCCGGACACGTCGGACGCTGCCGGCTGCGTCAGCGATGGCACGCCCGCCGTGCTGATGCTGGCAATCCATTTGTGCGAGACGGCGGCAGCGCTTTGTACCCCGCCGAGCGTCGAGGCTGACGGGTTGGGCAGTGCCGTGGCCGGCACGGTGGCAACGGTCGGGTTAGGATAGGTGCCGGTCAGGCCACCGCCGGCCGCACCGGACGGTGGGGCGCCGATCGCCGAAATCGTCCCGGTGGTGATGTTGATCGAGGTGCCATCCACCTTCACGCCGCCCAAAACCGACGTGCTGGCCGTCGGTAGGGTGTAGGCCGCGGCGGTGATCGCGGCAGCGGAAAATGCCGTGGTGGCAAGCTGCGTGGTGTTGGTGCCCGGCGCGGCGGTTGGCGCGGCCGGTGTGCCGGTGAATGTGGGGCTGGCCAGGGGCGCCATACCGGCGGTGTCCAGCGTCGTGCCGGTGATTGCCAGATGGGTGCCTAGCGCGGTGACGCTGCCGGCGTTCCATATCGTCGGCCCGGTCGCTCCGGTTGCGCCAGTCGCGCCAGTCGCTCCAGTTGCTCCAGTTGCTCCGGCTGCACCATCGGCCCCTGCCGGGCCAACCCCGATCACCGGGAATTCGGCCGCTGGCGGAAACCGCACGTCCTCCCCTTCGGGAAAGCCATTCGCGGGATAAACGATGTCGGACATCAGCTCATCCCGCCGGACATGAAGCTCGGCGAGGATCCGGCCGCCATCGAGCCGCCACGGCGCGCACCGATCGGTGAAACCAGCGTGCCAATCTGCGTATTCGCTCCCGACACCACGGACACCGCTTGGTGCATGGCCGCCACATGATCCGGCCGCGCGGGCAACCCGTATGTCATCTGTAGCCGCACACATAAGGACCACAGCAGCGCTTCGCGATATTCGGGCGGCAGATCGATCGGATCGGTGAGCGCGGTATAGGTCGGCAGCGCCGCGGGGAAGATGAAATGCAGCTCGAATTGCCCGGCCGGCGGGATCGGCCAGACATACACTCGCCCGGTCGGCCATGCGGTGTCGAGGAAGGCCACCGCCGGCCATGTGGACAGCGATTTCAAGGTTATTTGGCTGTAATCCTCGCGTGATTCGATGATGCCAAGCGAGACATCCAGCGGGTTGCTCCCGGCCGGCAGCAGTCGGGCATAAGCCGCATGGAGCATGGTCGGCCGCACCGGGCCGATGGTGTACGACTGTGCGCCGGTGCTGGTGATCGGCAGGTCAATCAGCGACGGCACAAGCCACCGCTTGCGCTGCCACTGCGCAACCAGCATTGCCAGCAGTTCCAAGCCGGTGTTGCTGTCCTCCGCGGATGGCGTCTGGCCGACGCCGTTGATGCCGCTCGCACGGAGGCAGAACGTCACCAGGTCCCCGGTGCTGGTGATCATTACCAGTTGCCGGAAATGGCGATCATGCCGGCGCAGCCAGCCCCGCCAGCAAAGTTAGCGCCGCCCCCGCCGCCCCCGCCGCCATAGCCTTGCGCCACGCTCGCGGTGCATGTCGTACCGGCGACGCCGACAATGCCGCCGACTGAGCCAAGCCCGAACCACCCGCTGCCACCACCGCCGCCTGCACCGTTGCCGGTGCCCGCAACCACGCCGTCGCCTAAGCGCCAGCGCCATGCGCCGCCCTTGCCGGCCGTGCCAGCCGTAGCGCCACCGCCACCGCCGGGCCAACCTTCGCGCAGATCGCCGATGATGCCAGCTAACGCCACGGTCGAGTTGGCCGACACGGCGGCAGCCGTTCCCGCGGCGCCGCCGGCCGCGCCGCCCATGCCTTCATTGTTGAAAACCGAGGCGCCGCCCACCCCGCCAACGCCTGCAGCGCCAGCCAAACCGCCCGTGCCCGGGCGGATGATGATCGTCAGGCCGCCCGTGCACAGGAACGATGACTGCACACCAATGCCACCGTTGCTGCCAACCGCCCCCGGCGTGCCGCCGGTGCCCACGGTGGCCGTGCAGACGGTGCCCGGCGCGGCCAGATAGCGCACGCGCTCGACCGATGAACCGGCACCACCACCACCGCCGCCGGCCGTGTTGGCGCTGTTCTGGCCTGATCCGCCGGCCCCACCGCCAGCCGTGCCGGACACAAAGAACTCACACGGCGTCACGCCACCGTTGCAGCTCGCCGGCACGGTCCACGAGTTGCCGCCGGTGGCGGTGAACTGCACGGTTTGCATGGCGCGTTCGGTGCCCGGCGTGACACTTTGCGCCAGCACGACAGCCGGCAGCAGAGTCAGTGCCGCAGCGCCGGCCAGCCATCGCATCTTGTTCGTGCTCATTTCACCATCCCCGAAATGAAGCCGGTCAGAACGCCGGTTGTTTTGGTGAAACAACTCGTTGCAGATGAAATTACCGCGGTGATCCCGGTGGCAAAGACAGCCGGCGGGCCGTTCAGATAGTTAGCCAGCGCCACCCCGTTGCTATTGAACGGGACGCACACAATCGGCGTCACGGCCCCATCAACCGGGGCCGATGTGGCGTTGAAGATTTGCAGGTTGCCGGCGGCGCCGCCGGTCAGGTTCGACGCATAGACGGAATAGAGATTGCCCGGCGAGGCATCGAGTATGTGGCTGTTTTCGAGCGATGCCGAGACAACCGGCGTGATGCCGTAGGTTGCGGAGGTGGACGGCAGGTTCGTTACCGGCACGGTGGTTCCGCCGGTTATGCCCTGCACCGATACCACGGCGGTTGACGGCGTGCCCGCCGTGCCAACGGTGATCGCGGAGCTATTGCCTTGCGGTTGGAAAGCCGAGCCATCCCAATAGAACGGAAACGTGCCCTGCAACGTGCCGGTCGAGGTCGGCACGCCCGGCCCGGGTGTAGGGGCCGCGCCTGCCAACAACAGCCCAGCCGTTGCCAGCAGCGGCCAGCGCAGTTTGATCATTGGATTAGCCCCTATGCCCAGCGCACCCAGCCGATTGCGCTGCTGATGTAACGATATTCATGGGCGGTCGCGACGGCGCCCGCGGTGGTTGCCACCGCACCAGCCGCGCTATCCTGCACGGTCAACGTGGTCACGATCTGCGCGAAGCTGATGCGCGCCACCTTGCCGTTAGGCTGGCCGGCGACAGGCGGCAGCTTGATCGTCAGCGCAGCGATGGTTCCCGCTGGATTGACGTAAAGCACGGTGTCATCGGCAGCGAGGGTGATGGTATCGGTGGTGACGGGCACGACAACGCGGGGAATGCCGGTCGCGGTGTTGGTGTTGATCGCCTCGCCCGAGTGCATACGGGTGCCGGGTTGAAAGGGCATGGTGTCTGGTCCTTTGAGAAAGCGGCCGACGCCGGCAAGGGCGCGCTCGGCCAACACGCGCAACAGCGGTGGAGAAACCGCCCCTTGCCGGCAAGCTAGCTATTGACTATAGCGCAAGTATTGTGCTAGTTTGCGAACATACGACACGCAAGCTGCGGCCGTATAGTTTTGCACCCCCACAATACATCGAGCCTGCAAGGCAAATAATCATTGTTTATATCATACTGGCGGACTAGGCGAATACTTATGCCTTCTTTCTGCGCCCGGCTTGCCATGTCCACACCACCCGGCATTACTAGGTCGGCCGATGCGAAGGTGAACGCGTCCGGGTGATACACGAGCGACTGCCCGACCGCGACGCTGGCCGTGCCAATGAAGGTAATCGCGTCGTTGGCGGTCGGCAGCTTGGTCAGGTTGTCGCGTGCAGCGTGCGGCGAGGCGTAGTTGATGCTCGGCGATATGCTCCATGTCTGCGTGCCTGCACCACCAGCATCCGCGGTGAGCACAAACGGCTGCAACACGCCGGTGTCCACCTTGGTTTCCGGGTGAACACGATTGACGCCGGCAATAGTAAACACCTCGCCCTGCAGCGCTGTGCCGGTGCCGGTTTTCACGACTAGCGTGCTGTCGCCGGTGGTGCTGGTGGTGGACACCGCGTAGGAGACGGCGGCCGAGCGGGTGAAGGTGTTCAAGTGCGTGTTTTCGGCGAACTCGAAACCGCCAGTGACGCCCATCACGCCGTCCGTATATTGCGATGCGATGGCGGTTGACTGTTGGAACAAGCCTTTGAGGCTGTCCACCAGATCGACGTTATCCTGCGTGTTGACGCGCGCCAACCACTGCTTTGACTGCGGCGTGAGGTTATCGAGCAGGATTTTGCGGCCGGTGAGGAAGTTTTTGAGGGTCTGGGCGCTGCCCTGGCCGTTGACGTTGTTATAGACATCCTTCGCCATAGCCACTGCGCGGCTTTCGATGTTGGCGGCGATCACGGCAACCGCCGGCTCGATGTAGCGGGCGGCGAAATCGTCAATTTTCAACGTCAAGTCAGTCGTTGAAAAGCTGATATCCACGCCGGAAACGTTGGTCACGGCGAGCGACGTGTTCAGCTCCGTGGTGTTCTGCGGCGCCAGTGTCATCGTGGTCCGCACGGTGTATTGGTTGGGCAACCGGATGCGGAGGGTATCGCCGATTTTCGCGCCAGTCTGCGCGAAGCTGCTGTCATACTGGCGATTGATCGAGCCAACGAAATTCAGCTTTTGGTGCAGGATCGCCAGCGCTTTCGCGGTGATCATATCGACGGTAAGAAGGGTGTTGGTAGCTGACGTGGCCATAGCCGCGCGCCTTTCGTGACAGAGTGCATGGATTGCCCGTCACGCGGTTGCGTTATTCGGGCTGATTCCTCTGTCGCGATGGGGGGCGAGTAGTGCGGCGAGCAGCGGCAGGCACGGGCGCGAGCGTTATCCCAGCTCGGTCGGGTTGGTGGGGCGGCGTCTATACCGGACGCGACGGTTTCGGATGCAACTATCCCGGCAAGCCGCGACGGATGCGGTCGGCCTTCATGTAGTAGTCAACCAATGCCTCGTTGCCGTTGCTCGCATCGCCCGCGGCGTATTCGTTGAATGCCGGGTTGGCGCGGCCCTGCACAGGGCGGATCGGTGCCGGCGCACGGGACACCGCACGTCCCGACACCGATCCAGTTTCACCGCGCGAGGGGGAGGAAACAGACTGCGCGGCGTCGAGGCGGCCGGCGTAGACGCCAAGCGCGATTGCGCGCGCGGTCGGCGTGGTCAGCCGGGCTATTCTCTCCAATTCGTCGGGATCGTCATGCAGGGCAGCCGCCACCTTGGCGCCGTCCTTCATTTCGACCAGCAGGCTACTCATTTGCGCGTCGGCGCCCATTGCGACCAGCGCGGAGCATCGATCCTGCCAGTCGGGATAGGCGGCGCGGCCCGCCTCATGAAAGGCGTCAGCCCGCTCTTTGGCGTGCCGTGCGGCTAGGCGTTGCTCGGTAGCCGCTTCAACGGCTTTCTCGAAATCG